CCCCTAACGATGTGCTTCATGTTCCAGGTCTTGGTTTTGATGGGTTGGTTGGTTATTCCCCGATCGCGATGGCAAAAAACGCTATCGGGCTCGCCCAGGCTACCGAAGATTACGGTGCTTCATTTTTTGCTAACGGGGCGGCTCCTGGCGGGGTGTTAGAGCATCCAGGCACGATCAAGGATCCTTCTCGGGTGCGTGAGTCCTGGCAACAAACCTTCGGTGGCGCTCGTAACGGCAACAAAGTTGCGGTGCTTGAGGAGGGAATGAAATACACGCCGATATCGGTAAGCCCGGAGCAGGCACAATTTTTAGAAACACGGAAGTTTCAGCTCAATGAGATCGCCCGAATATTTCGTATCCCGCCCCACATGATCGGTGACCTCGAAAAATCCTCGTTTTCCAATATTGAACAACAGTCTTTAGAGTTCGTGAAATACACCCTTGACCCGTGGGTAGTCCGCTGGGAACAAGCCATCACGAAAACTCTGTTGAACCCGCGTGAAAAGCAGCAGTTGTTTGTGAAGTTCAACGTTGAAGGTCTGCTGCGCGGGGATTACCAGTCTCGTATGGAGGGATACGCGGTAGCTCGCCAAAACGGTTGGATGAGCGCTAACGATATCCGCGAGTTAGAAAACCTTGACCGGATAGAGGCGGCTGATGGCGGGGATCTGTACCTGGTAAACGGGAATATGCTGCCGCTTCCTATGGCTGGGGCTTACAGCGACGCAGACCGAGCGGTGCAAAGCCCAGGCTTTGATACCCGAGGCCAAGGAAGTTGTTGTAGAGAGGCGAAGCCGAACGAACATGCCGGCTCCCGACAAGCCGAAGAAGGCGAGTCTGGTGATGAAGTGCCTAAAGAATCTAAAGAGAACCAACTATTGAGGAGGAGAATGTGAAGCGTTTTTGGAACTGGCTGACCCCACAGGCAAGTGGTCCGAATAGTGCTGGGGGTGAAAGGGTTTTGCGTATTAACGGGGTTATTGCTGAGGAATCGTGGCTAGATGATGAGATAACTCCAGCGGTTTTTGCCTCCGAGTTAAGCGCGGGGTCTGGGCCGGTCACTATCTGGTTGAATTCGCCTGGCGGTGACGTAGTGGCAGCTGCTCGTATCTATAACATGCTGCTGGATTATCCCGGTAAAGTCACGGTGAATATTGACGGGATCGCGGCATCGGCGGCATCTGTGATTGCTATGGCGGCGTCCACGGTGGCTATGAGCCCGGTTTCGATGCTCATGATCCATAATCCCGCCACGCTTGCTATGGGTGATAAAACCGAGCTGTCGCGTGCCCTCGACATGCTCGAATCGGTCAAAGACTCGATTATCAACGCCTACCAGCTAAAAACCGGGCTGTCCCGGGCGAAACTTTCCAAGCTCATGGATATGGAGACATGGATGGACGCAACAGCCGCTATCGACTTGGGGTTCGCAAATGAAATCCTCACCAGTAAACAGGGCTCTACTCCAGACAAAGACGACGAGCCCACCAAGACAAATCCCGACAAGGGTGATGATCCTGGTGATGGCGAGGATGAAGAATCGGTGAGCAAGAAAGTACCGGGGCGAGCGAAAAATGAGCGCGGTGTGGTGTTTTCCAGAAAAGTAACCGAGCAACGGCTGGTCGCCCAGCTAGCTATGCACGGTAAAAGAGCTGCCCCTCCCGGGCCGCCGCCTCCTGTAAGTGAACATCCTTGTTTAAAGCCCGCTGCCCCTTGTGGTCGGCGGGTTGTTGATTTATACGCCCATTTAACCAACCAACCCCATTAACTAAGAGAGGAAATATTCCATTATGACTACTGTTACTGATTTGTATACCCGGCGTGCCCAAACCTGGAATAAGGCTAAGAAGTTTCTAGATGAGCGCCGCGATAGCGACACTGGCTGTCTAAACGCCGAAGATGACGCGGCCTACGCCAAAATGGAGGCCGAGATTGAGGCACTTAGCGGCGAGATTGCTCGATGTGAGCGAGCCGAACGCCTAGAAAACACTCTTGCCAAGGCGACCCGTGCACCCATCACCGCCACACCCGGCACTGACCTGGATGAGGATGGCAAGGTTAAGCCTGCCCGTGCTACAGCTTCCTACAAGCGGGCGTTTTGGGATGCGATGCGGCTTAACACCTCCCCCATGGAAGTAAGGAATGCGCTAAGTGAGGGGGTGGATTCTGAGGGCGGATACCTAGTGCCTGACGAGTTCGAACGCACCCTAGTGCAGTCTTTGGCCGACCAAAACATCATGCGCACCCTCGCCAAGGTTATTCAGACCACTAGCGGGGATCGCAAGATCCCTGTCGTGTCTACCCATGGCACCGCTACCTGGCTGGATGAAGGCAAACCATATAGCGAATCCGATGAAGCCTTCACCCAAATCTCCCTGTCAGCGTTCAAGCTGGGTACCTTCCTGAAAATCAGCGAAGAACTGCTCAACGATGCAGCGTTTAACGTTGAACAATACCTAGCGAGCGAGTTTGCTCGCCGTATTGGAGCTGCTGAAGAAGAAGCCTTCCTGGTTGGCGATTGTAAAGGTAAACCCACCGGTATCTTCAACCCAACCGGGGGTGCAGACTCTGGCGTGACCAGTGCCAAGCCTACCGACATTAGTGCTGATGAACTCATCGATCTGCACTATAGTTTGCGCTCCCCCTACCGGGCGCGTGCGGTGTGGTTGATGAACGATGCAACCGTCAAAACCGTCCGGAAGTTGAAGGATGGTAACGGGCAGTACCTGTGGCAACCGGCGATAACTGCCGGCACTCCAGACATGATCCTTGGCCGACCCGTCTACACCAGTGTTTTTGTCCCTGAGCTTAAAGCAGGGGCCCGCACAGTAGCGTTCGGTGACCTCGGTTTTTATTGGATTGCTGACCGGCAAGGCCGCTCCTTCAAACGCCTAAACGAGCTATTTGCAACCACCGGGCAGATCGGGTTCCTCGCCTCCCAACGCCTAGACGGCAAGCTCGTCTTACCCGAAGCGATCAAGGTTCTTACCCAAAAGACCGCCGGGTAAACCATAAAAATAGTTAGGAGGTGGCAGCCATGAAAACAGACGAACTCATGGCCTTAGTCAAGCAGAATCTACTGGTCGACCATAGCGAGGATGATTCTTTGATTGCCTCGTTTGTTTTGGCTGCCATCTCCTATGCTACCGCTTACCAACATCTGCCCGAGGGCTACTACCAAACGGAGCCTATGTCGCAGGCAACCCGGCAAGGCATTATCATGCTCGCCACCCATTTCTACGAATCCAGAGATGGAGCAACCGCCGGGTTTTGGGCAGACAAAACCGATGCTGCCCGCGCCGTGTGGAACGCAGTTAACACCCTGCTTCGCCTGGATCGGGACTGGAAAATCTAAAGAAAGGCGCGCTCTATGGCAACGCTAGGCAAAATGAGCGAACACATCGACCTGATACAGCCAATCGTTAGCAAAGACGCTGCCGGATTCGCCACTACTGGTGACGAGGTTATAGCTTCGGTGCGCGCATATATGCAGGTGCGGCACGCTTCACCGGCTTGGGTCAACCGCGCCGCCTACACCAAAGCAGACCTGTTATTTAAGATCCGAGCAATACCCGGCATAAAAATAACCGAGGCAATGCAAATCAGCTCCACCCGTGGCAGGTGTGTTATTGATGCGGTCGAATGTTTTGGTCGGTATGTCGAGATCTTGGCACACCGTATAGAGCCGGAAGGAAACAGCCATGGCTAGAGTCCAGATCCGCCTACCCAACACTTTCATCGACTCACTTGGCGCGGCCGGCAATGTTCTAGAGTCGTCGGCTGAGGAAGTCCTGCAAGCTGGTGCTGGCGTGGTAGAACCTCGGATGCGAGCAAACCTCGCAGCCACAATTGGCTCTGGCACTAAGCAACCTTCGCGTTCCACTGGACAGCTGCTCGCAGCGCTTGGCACAACCACCGTCAAAGTCAACAGTCGCGGTGACCATAACGTGAAGGTCGGCTTCGCTGAAAACCGCTCCGATGGCCGCTCCAACGCCTTGATCGCCAACGTCCTCGAACACGGCCGCTCCAACCAGCCAGCTCGTCCGTTTCTGGCGCCGACGCGTTCACAAACCCGTAGGCCCGCAGTAGAAGCCATGAAACAAATGCTCGCGACGCGTATCGAGGCGGTGAAACCATGACCACACCGTTGCTAGAGCAACTCAGTCACATCGCTGAAGAGCTGGGTCTGCCATATGCGGTCGGGCTGTATGCGAACACTCCGGCACCAGACACCTACCTAGTGTTCACGCCGCTGACCGACTCGTTGGGGGTTTTCGCCGACAACCAGCCCGGTATTGAGGTCGAAGAAGTCCGCATCGCACTGTTCACGAAGACCAACTACCTGGGGCTGCGTAACCAGCTCACCCGAGCCCTAATTGATGCAGGGCTGACAGTGACCGCCCGCCGCTATATCGGATACGAGGCGGATACCGGTTTTCACCACTATTCCATCGATGTTTCGAGTTTTAGAGCCTGTCCTTAAGAGTTTGCAATGATGAGGAAAGTCAAAAATCCGATGAACAAGATCTCCAGGACTAACCCGATGACGTTAATGACTTTTTCGCTCTTTTCAGGCCAGAATCTGGCTAGCAGAGCAAAAACTACTAAGCCAGTAGCGGAGATCGGAAGAGCACACGTCTG